CAGCAGCGACGTATGGCGCGTGATGGTCAACGATTCAAACAACCGTCATCGGGTCGTGAACTGTTGGAGTTGATGGAGGAGCTAGGCAACCCTATTGGTTCGTTTGTGACTGACGCACTGGAGTATGACTTGGAAGGTTTTGCACAGAAGGATGACGTCTTCGCATGTTGGAGGCGTTGGAGTACGGCTAAAAACATTCCACCAGGAAACGACTTGACATTCAAACGTCGCTTCCTTGCAGCTACTCAGGACCATCGAGTGGTGGCAGAGCGTGCGCGTGTTGATGGTGAGCTGTGCAACATCTATCGCGGTGTGAAGCTTAACGCGAAGGCCCAGAAGTATATCGATGGCATATCTCAGTTTGAGAAAGAGGAAATATTTGCATGACAACGTACAATGTAGATGCAGGGTTTTTTCCGACTCCAATTGTGGTGTGTTTTTCGAATAAAGATTTTTTCAAGGTGCTCAAAAAGTACGGATTGCCAGAAAGTTTAAATCCTGAAATGCCACCGCTTGATAAATGTGTTGCGGAGACACACGCCTTTGGCCGGTCTGGGGAGGCGTTTGTCGTCGTACTGTTTAACATTGAGACTTTTTTGCATGACGTCTCTTGTATGGCGGGCATCGTGGCACATGAAACTGTTCACGTCGTTGAAAGAATTTTTGAACACATCGGCGAGGATGATGTTGTGGGCGAAGAGACACGCGCCTACATAGTGCAGCACATCGTAGAGCAGATGTATCAGGCGTGTGTCATGGAGATAGACAAGTATGCAAAACGAAAAAGCAATCGAAAAACTTCTGGTCAAGTTGGTGAAGGAAAAAAAGGGCCTGTGTCTGAAGTGGGTGAGCCCAAGCATGACGGGGGTACCGGACAGGATAGTCCTGTGCAACGGACAGATCCAACTAGTGGAACTGAAAGACCCCCAAGGCAAGCTTTCAGCAAGACAAATATTTTTTCTTCGCCAACTAGAAACAATAGGGATAGACGTCCACGTATTGGCAAGCGAGGAAGAAGTTAGACAATTTGTGGAGACCCTGTGATATATCCTGAAAAGGCCTTTGACCAGGCAAAGCGAACACACATAGCACGTTTACGTTATGACATAAAGAGACGAGCAACAGTAAAAGGGATTGAGTTTGAAGTCGATACGAAATACCTCGCTGCTATTGCTCCGAATCTTTGTCCAATATTCAAGGTCCCATTGAAGTGGGGCTATGGCGGTAACGGGTCTCCTGCAGATGACTCTCCTTCACTGGACCGTATCATTCCAGACAAGGGGTACGTCAGGGGAAATGTTGCATGGATAAGTCATAAGGCAAACACAATCAAATCAACGGCAACAGAAAAGGAGCTGTATGCAGTCGCAGACTGGCTCCATCAAAAACGAAAGGAAGTAGAAAATGGTGGAGCGCGTCCCCCACATTTCCATGATCCCGCCTTCACCTACATCGCGAGACCTGCATATACAAAGGTTGATAACAGCGAAGCAGCTAGAGAAAGAGGTGGCTACTGATGTTGAGTATAGAGAATCTCCACGAGTACCAAAGGAGACTAATCGAGAAGAGCAAACAACTTCCGCACATGGGCCTGTTGATGGACATGGGACTTGGGAAGACAATCACAACGCTAACCATCATCAAGGGCAAGACGTTAATCATAGCCCCGAAAGCGGTAGCGAAGAATGTATGGCGACAGGAGGCTAAACAATGGGAACACACGAGCCAGTTAAAGTTTGCATTACTTGTGGGCACACCGCAGGAGAGGGAGGCTGCTTTAAACTCGCATGCAGATGTATACATCGTGAATGTGGAAAATGTTGTATGGATGACGGAACAAAAGAACCTACCCAAGTGGACAACACTAGTAATCGACGAGAGCAGCCGATTCAAGAATCCGGCTTCCAAAAGATGGAAGGCACTAAAGGGTATGCTCACAAACTTCCAACATCGGTATATTTTGACCGGAACACCAACGCCGAAATCGTATCTGGATTTGTGGACACAGGTTTCTATTCTCGATCTTGGCCATCGGCTTGGTTCGTCAATGACGAAATTTAAAGAAAGGTATTTTGAGCCTGACCAAAAAGATCGACGTACGGGTGTCGTGTGGAGTTGGAAGTTAAAACCTGGCGCCAAGGAATTGATTGATGAAAAGATATCCGACATCTGTTTTTCTTTGCGCGCTGATGACTACCTGACGATGCCACAACGCCAGGACGTAACGCACCAGATTGAATGGAGCAAGAAGGCCTTAGATATCTACAAGCGCATGAAGAAGGACATGGTAGCAGAAGTCAAGGGGGACACACTCACGGCGGTGACTGCGGGTGTATTGACCAACAAGCTACTGCAGATAACGTCGGGAGAGATCTATAACGAGGAAAAGAAAATCACTGAGGTCCATACGGACAAAATGGATTACTTGCTCGATATGATAGACGAGACACCGACGATTATTTTCTACAACTACAAGCACGCGCTTACTCGATTAAGAAAGGCGTTACCTGATGCGGTGGTCCTTGACCCAGATGATGAGTCAACGATTAAGGGATGGAGAGAGGGCAAGATTAACACACTACTCTGCCACCCTAAGAGTGTAGGCATCGGTTTGAATTTGCAGTGTAACGTAGGTGATACCGCACAGATTGTGTGGTTTGATTTGCCGTGGTCAGGTGAAGACTACTTGCAAGCCAACGCAAGGATATTCAGACAGGGGCAAACCAAACCAGTGATCGTGCACCATTTAACGATGGCCAAGAGTATTGACGCGCAGGTGATGGACGTACTGCAGGGTAAGATTGACACACAGGAGGCGCTAATGAACGCGCTTAAATTGCAATGAGAAAATTTAACGCAACCATTCGTCGGTTGTCTGATGAAGAAGTTGACCCAATGGAAAGTGATGACCCGAGTATGGAGCCCATCGCAACAATACACTGGGCGCCATGGGGTCCTGATACAATCCAAGACGTTTACAATATTATCTCAAGCAAACTAACACCCCAGCAGCAAGAGATCGTAGAGGCGCACCTGTTAGGCTACACACATAAGGACCTTGCAGTCACGGAGAAGTATTGGCGCTACCACTGGGCGCAGGCAGTAAAACGCATTCGAAAGGAATTAAAGCTATGAACAAATTTAAGTACGGTGGATTAGCAAAAGAGGCGGGGTTCATAGAGACAGCACCAGGGGTGTTCACCGCAGACCAAGACAGTGTCAGGGTTTTAGTTGATGAAGTGCAACGGTTAACACTTTTAAATATCATCACGTCACTGGCGACAGTCCACGATGTAATTGCAGCGGGCAATAAGAAGGTGATCGATGATTCAGCAGAAAAGAGCATGTTTGATTATAAGAAGTGGGGAGGAGTACAGTGACCAGAGACAAAATATTTGAGATGATAGACTTCGCTGGTTTTCCATACAGCGGAGATGTACTAAACAAGCTGGCAAAATTTGAAAGGCTGCTTGAGATTGAACGTGAAGAAATCATCAAGGCGCTTCAAGAGTTTAGGGAAGAGGATGGTGATGGGCAGCACATTGGATGGTACGCCGCAATAGAAGGGTGTATTGAAACTATTCGTAAAAGGAATGAAGAATGAAAAAGAACACAGCAACTAACTTACTTGACTCACTGGGAGTCAAAAGCAAGGACCAAAAAATTGCGGAGATGGCCGGTGCCGTGACTCGCTTGGTGATCAATGACGCCATCTCGCAGGCCAAGGCTCAGGCTAAAATTCGTGACGAGACCCTGGCCAAGAACCCCCCAGAAAATGGGTAATTCCTTATAGAGGGCCGCGAGGAGCGGCCTATTATAAGGAAACTACCATGGCAGCTAAAAAATACGAATACAACCCCAAGATGTGCGAAAAGCTCATCGAACTGGGTAAGACTGGCGCAAGCCAGAAGATGATGTTCTCCCAGATTGGCATCCCAAGCTCGGCGGCGCAGCGGTTTAAGAAGGAACACGCTGAGTTTGCAGAGGCCTTAGACATGGCGATCACCCACAGCCAAAGTTACTGGGAGACCATGATGTTGGCCAATATTGAGAACAAGAGTTTTAACAGCCGAGTTGCGGAGATTGCCCTACGTGGCCAATTCCCAGGTGACTATAAAGATGATCGTAGTGCTAAGGTTGATCTATCGGCCAAGGTTGAGGTAGACTTCGGTTCAGCAGTTAATGACCTAATCGCGCAACTCAAAAAAGCAATCTAAACACAATTTGTAACCTTTGTAGAAAGGTATTATGGCACACGCAATGTTAAGCGCTTCTGGCGCTTACAGGTGGATGTCTTGCTCTCCAAGTGCGAGACTAGAATCCGTCCTTCCTGAACCAAAACGTAAAGCTGGATCGTTCGATCACAGCCTCAATGGCACAACGGCGCACAAGTTAGCGGAGGCTAAACTAAAGCGCCACTACGGCCAGATCAGTGCAGCGGAGTACAACAAAGAAGTCAATGAAGTAAAAGACACACCATACTACGACGAGGAGTTTGAGAAGTTCGTAGATGACTACGTGTTGTATGTTCGCTCTCAGATTGGTGAGAATGACACGCCACACTTTGAGCAGCGTGTAGACTTCAGTGAATGGGTACCAGAGGGTTTTGGTACGGCTGACGTCGTGATCATCAACGACACAACGATTCGCATTATTGACCTTAAATTCGGTGTGGGTATCAAGGTTGACGCGGATAGCAATCCGCAACTTCGGTTGTATGCATTGGGTGCGTGGTACATGTACAAAGAAGCACACCCAAACCTTACACACATTGAGTACACCATCTCCCAGCCTAGGTTGGAGCACATCAGCACGGAAAAGATAGCACTACCTGAGTTGTTAGATTGGGCGGAGCATGTAGTCAAACCAAAGGCCAAGAAGGCATGGGCCGGTTCTGGTGATTTTGTGCCAGGGGATCACTGCACGTTCTGTCGCGCGAAGTCCCAGTGTCGTGCCCGTAGTGACTTCATGCAGGCTGCTGTCGCAGATGACTTTAAAGAGCCTGCACTGATGTCTGAAGAGGAACTAGTGAAGGTACTACAACGTGCGGGTCTGATTAAGAAGTGGCTCAGTGACGTCGAGGAGCACCTACTTGAGCAGGCGGTGGACGGTAAACCTCCAGCGGGTTATGTGCTGGGTCAGACGAACACCAAACGCAAAATCAGCGACGAGGACCGCGCTAAATTGTTGCTAATTAGACAAGGTTTTCAAGCGGAGGATTTAGTTGACCCCCCGTCGTTGAAGTCGGTCGCTCAGTTGGAGAAGTTGGTCGGGAAAGAGAAACTTATAGGTTTACTTGGCGACTTGATAGTGAAACCTAAAGGTTCCCCTACCCTGGAGAAGTCCAAGGCCGAGGAAGATTTCACATAGTGGAATTTGGGTTATTATGTGTACGGGTTTAGACTGGCGCCCGCATCAAGTCCAGTCGATCAAGTTAAACAGGAATCCAAGATGGCAAAAGTAAACAAGAAGGTAGTAACCGGCAAGGTCCGTTTTTCTTACGCTAACGTCTTCCAGGCAGTAGCCAGTGAAGAGGGTAAGACCCCTAAGTATTCTGTGTCAATCATCATTGACAAGAAGGACAAGGAGACCATTGCCAAGCTCAACGCGGCGTTTGAGGAGGTCAAGGCGGCATCTGGACCATTCTTCGGCGGTGCGGTCCCTAAGGGCCTTAAAGGCGGCCTGCGAGATGGCGATGCAGAGAAGGATGACGAGGCGTACCAGGGTGCGTTCTTCATCAACGCCAACTCAGTTCAAAAGCCGGGTGTAGTGGATGCGGATCTGAATCCCATCATCGACCCAGACGAGTTTTACAGCGGCTGTTTCGGTCGTGCCAGCTTGACGTTCTACCCATACAACTCCAACGGCAGCAAGGGCATCGCTTGCGGTTTGGGTAACCTCCAGAAATTGGAAGATGGTGAGCGTTTGGGCGGTGGTTCGTCCGCTGCAACAGACTTCGCAGTGTAAGTAGTACAGGCCGCTGGGGGACTGAACCAAAACCCCAGCACCAACACGCATGAGGATTAGTTACAAGTGAAGAGTACAGATCGGTTCGCTGGTTGATGCTTTGCGCTAGTCTTCAGCCGTGTTGGTATAAGAAGGTGCGGTGATCGGGCGAGTGGTTAAGTCCATAGTTCCCCATTTGCGTCTTACACCAACAAAGAGCGTACGGTGCCAATGCTCGACAAGTAGGCATCCAAGCTGACCCATTTACGCCTGATGAAGCGAAAGCAGAAACCGAAAGGTCGCGTAGTCCTCCGGGGTCAGTGGGGTGGAGGAGTGAGTCGAGATGACACCTCGGAAAGACGAGGACTAACACAGCTTGAGATTGGCACATAGATTTTCGGTCAGTGAGAATGAAGTCGCGCTCTGGTTGCGCAGCCAACGTGTACGGCTCTTAATCCCGAATGAGTGCAACAGATAGCTACTGTAAACAGTCTCAAGCTGTGTTGGTTAACGCCAACAAACCCAATAAAACTATAAGGAGATCACCATGATTATCGAAGCACAATTGTATATTGACGGCATGGAAGTTTTGGTATCAACCGACGACCCAATTAAGTTGCTCAACGTAATTGGTTTGTTGGAAGAGATCGAAGAGCTGCAGTACGAAGAAGAGTACGATGATGAAGAAGACGACGACATCGAGTACGACGAAGATGGTGTAGCATACTGGTACGACGAAGATGAGGACGTCTACTACTACTACGATGAAGAAGATGATGAGTGGTACGAAGTAGACGAAGATGAAGACGAAGATGAAGAGGACTACGAGTGATTACATTAGAATTCAGCGTTGAAGAATTGAACCACATTCTTTCATTGCTGGGGCAGTTGCCTTTTGCGCAGGTCAACAATATAATTACCACGATTGTTGAGAAAGCGGAGCCACAAGCTTTAGCTTTAGCTTTAGCAGAAAAGCAGTAAGAGTAGCAAACGCAGTAGACGGGGGCCCATGGCGACATGGGCCTTTTTTCACCCCTAAAATTTATAACAATGAACCAATACCAATCATACATACACAAAAGCCGTTACGCTAAATTCATCCCTGAGCAAAACCGCAGGGAAAACTGGGACGAGACCGTCCGTCGATATGTTGATTACATATTCAGCAGAACAGAATTAGATGATGAAGAGTCATACGACTTGAAAAAAGACATCTATCAGGCTATTTTGAAACAAGAGATCATGCCCTCAATGCGCGCGATGATGACCTCTGGTAAGGCAGCAGACCGCGACAATACCTGCATCTACAACTGTTCGTATCTGCCAGTTGATGACGTCAAGTCATTCGATGAGGCAATGTTTATCCTATTGTGCGGCACTGGTGTGGGCTTCTCTGTTGAGTCTAAGTACACCAACAAGCTGCCAGAGGTCCCCGAGAAGCTATTTAACTCCAATCACGTCATCTCGGTGCACGACAGCAAAGAGGGTTGGGCCAAGGCCTACCGCCTGCTGTTAGCCAACCTGTACGCCGGCGAGGTCCCAAAATGGGACGTAAGCAAGGTGCGCCCTGCAGGCACACCGTTAAAGACCTTTGGCGGTCGTGCGTCTGGCCCTGAGCCACTGGAGGACCTATTCCACTTCACCATTCGCACGTTCCAGGGTGCGCGTGGCCGTAAGCTGAATACCCTGGAGTGTCATGACCTGATGTGTAAGATCGGTGAGGTGGTAGTCGTGGGCGGCGTGCGTCGTTCGGCTATGATCAGTTTGTCCGACTTGAACGACGAGCGCATCCGTCACGCTAAGTCAGGTAACTGGTGGGAGAACAGCGGCCACCGTGCTCTAGCCAACAACAGCGCGGTGTACGAAGAGAAGCCAACGGTCGGTACCTTCTTAGAAGAGTGGACGTCACTCTACAACAGCCACTCAGGTGAGCGAGGTATCTTTAACCGTGAGGCTGCAAAGAAGGTCGTGGCCAAGTATGGCAAGCGTGACGTGGACCATGAGTTCGGCACCAACCCATGCTCAGAGATCATCCTGCGCCCTTACCAGTTCTGTAATCTGACCGAGGTCATGGTGCGTGCTGATGACACACTGGAGACCCTAAAGCGCAAGGTGTACTTTGCAGCCGTTTTGGGTACCCTACAAGCGACGTTCACCTACTTCCCATACCTGCGCAAGATCTGGCAGCGAAACACCGAGGAAGAGCGTTTATTGGGCGTCTCGTTGACTGGTATCTATGACAACGAGACCACGGGCAGCGTGACTCATGCAGAGCAGTGGTTGTCTATCCTGCGCGCGGTGGCAGAAGATGCCAATAAAGAGTTTGCTGAAAAATTAGGCATCCCTTACTCGACGGCGATTACTGCTGTTAAGCCGAGTGGCACCGTCAGCCAGTTGACAGACACAGCGAGTGGTATCCACCCACGTCATGCACCGTACTATATTCGACGTGTGCGTGGTGACAACAAGGACCCACTGACGCAGTTCTTGATCAGCCAAGGCATCCCAGCCGAGCCGTGTGTTATGAAACCTAACACTACAACCGTGTTCAGCTTCCCACAAGCGGCACCCAAGGGCGCCATTACGCGTGATGAAGTGAATGCGATTGAACACCTGGAGTTGTGGCTGCAGTACCAACGCCACTGGTGCGAGCACAAGCCATCTGTTACCATCTCGGTATCAGAGAGCGAGTGGCCTGAGGTGGGGGCATTCGTATGGAAGCACTTTGATGAGATGTCTGGTGTGTCGTTCTTGCCGTATGATGGTGGCACGTATCGTCAGGCGCCATACGAGACCTGCACCAAGGAAGAGTATGAAGCACTGTTGGCTAAGATGCCTGTCATCGATTGGGAAGCATTCAAAGAGACGACAGACAACGTGGAAGGCGCCCAGATGTTGGCGTGTGTTGCAGGTGTTTGTGAGATCTAATTTGCATAAATTTGATTACAGCTGCATTATTTCTTTAACAGAACGGAGTTTTTGATGGAAAACATTAAAAAAGCTGGTGAGTTTTTGGGTAATTTAGTAGTAGGAGTTGGAGCCATCGTTTCTGTAGGTGTTTTTGTAGTCACTGTGGTTGGTCTGTATCTTCGACTAATTCATTTTGCGTTGGGAGGGTACACGTTATGGACGTGGTAAATCACCCAGACCACTACAAAGTCGGTGGCATTGAAACCATCGACTTTATAGAAGCAAAGAATTTGAACTATCACTTGGGTAATGTAGTAAAATACATCACACGAGCAGATCACAAGGGTAAGCGACTTGAGGATCTGAAGAAGGCAAAGTGGTACCTTGATCGCGAGATCGAGCGCAGTAATGTTTTTCATGGTGTGACCCAGTAGGGTCATTTAGCAGGGAGGTTCGCCTCCCTGCCTTTTTTCTCACAGATACGTCTGTCCGCCTTAGGAGCGATTCATGTCTAAAATACTTTCCATCGACTTTGAAACACGTAGCCGTATTGATCTGAAAGATCGCGGCCTTGATGTCTACGCACGAGACCATTCAACAGAAATAATTTGTATCGCGGCAGGCTTCGATTCTGGGCATGTCGAGGTCTGGGCGCCCAAAAACGTCCCAAATTGGGCATTAGATTATGCGGCGAATAGCGGCGTAATCTCCGCATGGAATGCGTCGTTTGAGTATCACATTTGGAATCACGTAGGCGGTCGACTTGGTTGGCCCCAGTTAAGGTTGACCCAGCTGGTTGACTCGATGGCCATAGCCGCCGCCAACAACCTGCCCCAGGATTTGGATACTGCGGGTGAAGTTACTGGATCAGAGTTCCAGAAGGATAAGCGCGGCAAGAAGCTAATCCAGCTACTCTCTAAGCCTAAGCGTGATGGGACCTTCAACGAGGACCCAGAGCTGTTGGCTGAGATGTTTGACTACTGCAAGCGTGACGTCCAGACAGAGATATCCATTGTGCAGGGACTGCGTAAATTAACTCAGAAAGAGCAAGCTATTTGGGTTTTGACGCAGCAAATCAACCAACGAGGTGTACCAGTAGACCCGCGTGAGTTGGAGAACATTTGCCGTATCGTGGATATGGAGTTGGATTTCATTAATGAAAACATCAAGCAGATCACCGGCGGCATCGAGGTCACCAAGCGTGACCAACTTCTGAAATGGTTCCACGCCAATGGATTAGGGTTGCCTAATATGCAGGCAGAGACCATTGAGAAGGAGTCAAAAAAGACTCACGCTAACAAGGACATCGATACCGTGCTGAAATTGCGTTCAGAAGGCGCCAAGACGTCTGTGTCGAAGTTTACAAAGATGGCCGAGGTGCAGGTAGGGGGACGGATTAGAAACGGTCTGGTGTACCACGGAGCCTCTACAGGGCGATGGGCCAGTCGTGGGATCAACCTGCAGAACATCGCACGCCCTGCTATCTGGATGAAGGACCAGGACATAGCTGATACCGTCGAGCTAGGACTGGTTCAGGGGGACTACGTGTCGCTAAAAGAGCGTTTTGGTAACATGACGATGGACGTATGTTCTTCCGTGGTACGTAACGCGATCAAGGCACCCGAGGGGTTTACCTTTGTGGATGCCGACCTGTCTTCGATTGAGAACCGTGTAGCGTCATGGATAGCGGGTCAGAACGACAAGGTTGAGCTCTTTAGAAAGGGACTGGATGAGTACAAGACCTTCGCAGCAACCAGCCTCTATAAGATCCCATACGAGGAGGTGACCAAGGACATGCGCCAGGTCAGCAAGTCCGCTGTACTGGGCTGCATGTTTGGCCAAGGCGCCAAGGGTCTGGTTGACTACGCTGATGGTATGGGTGTGGTGCTGACACCTGAGCAGGCAGAGGAGGCCGTCAACGCGTACCGTTTATCGTACGCTAAGGTGAAGAACTGTTGGTACCAAATGGGTCAGTCTGCGATTGACGCTATTAAGAATCCAGGTCAGGCGTTTCGTGCCGGTAAAGTAATGCTGAAGGTCAATAACAACGCGCTATGGATGCAGCTACCTAGCGGTCGTTTAATCTGTTGGCAGCGTCCAGAGGTCGTGCAGGAGTACACCCCATGGGGTAAGCTTGCTGACGTCATCTATGTCGTTAGTCAGAATACTTTCACCCGTAAATGGGGACGCAATAAGCTGATAGGCTCGAGTATTTTTCAGAGCTCGGTCCAAGGCACTGCACGGGATTTTCTTGCCGAACCCGCGTTGAGGCTTGAGGGTGAAGGTGTGACGATAATCAATCTCGTGCATGATGAGATCCTAGCGTTAAGCAGGGTTGAGCTTGCTAACGAGGTTGAAAAGCTTTTGATGGGACACTTAACTACACCGCCTCAGTGGGCGCCTGACTTTCCGCTCGCTGCTGAGTCATGGATTGATACTAGGTACCGCAAATAAAAAGTGTGGGGAAGGCGGCTTCTGTGTCCGTTTCCTCCACCACTAAATTACCTCTGGTCCTCGTACTGATTCAGACCACCAAGGCCAACTGCTGCGCCCCCGTAAAGCGGGGATCTTGCATGTATAAGACTGTCTCTAACTACATCCTGTGGTGACTTACCAGTCACGCGTGCAGTACGTTCAATGGCTTCATTGACGTGCTGAATCATTGGCTTGCCCTTGGTGCCTTTTTGGCCGGCCCATGCAACTTCTTGGAAGTTGACAGGGGATACACCTTCAGCGGCTGCTGCTTTATTAAGCACACTTTCCATGACACCATACGAGTCACCTGGTGGTGCTGCTAATTTAGGATCAAATATCTTGGACATTTGTTCGTCCAATGTTGGACGATCCTGATGACCCATAAAATCACTAGCAAAATTAAATCGCTTTGGTGTCGCGGTAGTTAAACCTGCGCCTTGATTAATAATTTTGTCGTACTGACCTAAGTTACCCATGATGTAGCGGCCACCAATAGGGTGTGGCAATTGATGAGAAGCTGCACCCATAGGGGTACCAGCTTGATTCATAAAGTTGCCGTAGTATGCGGATAATAAGTTAGCCGTTGGATCTGCGCCGCCCGTGGTTGCTGCCATAGGTTCAGCGAAACGCTGACGGAACATTTTACGACCCATATCTGGACCGAGTTCTTTAATGAACTCTTGTTCCAATTGACCCATTGCATACCAATCATGAGTCAAAGGATCACCTTTTGCTTTATTGTACGCAGCACGTAAACGGGCAGCCACTTCAGGCGTATCAAATTGTTGCGCCCATTTTGCAGTTGTTTCTGCTTTTTTAGGTATTGCTTCAGCGATGGTTGTACCTTGCATAGGATAGTTTGCAGGGTTCACATGCGCACGTTGGGACACATCAAAAAATGGTTGATAGTTACCCTTATCAATTTCTTTTTGTGCCGCGTTACGCGCCTTTTGAAGTGCAATCTCTTCTGCACTTAATTCCTTGCCGATATACTCTTTGCCTGTCTTAATATCTTTCTTCAAAACGCCAGGTATTAGACTGGGATAGCGGTCAGCTAATTCTGACAACATCATTTGAACGCCCTTTTTAGCCGCACCACCAGCACCGTAGTGTGGCAGTGAGTCTATCATCCCACCCTCTGCCTTAGCAGGCATCTCTTCACCACTATTAAAGTAGTCCATCAGTTCAGGGCCGAATGAAGTGGCGCCACTAATACCGCCTGCTAAAGCCTTCACCAATGGTTTTCTGGATCCCGCAGCGATCAATGCCTCAAGAGACGCCAGACCACTACGTCCTGCACCACTAAAGTCACCCTCCATTATCTTGCGATAGGTGTCGTATGCTTGCGCACCAGCAAGACCACCAAAGCCTGTCGTAGCCAACGTGTTTAGTCTGCCAGGTGCATTCAATGTCCTCATCGCCGGCATATTTTCAAGCGAGGGGGTCGCCACTGGTGCTTGCGTTGGGGCCTGTGTTGGTTGCATCGGTGCAGCTGTCTTGCCACCAATTGTCACTGGTATAGTTAGCTGTGAACCAGGGGACGCAGGTACCTGAGTAGGGAACATCTGGCTTGCACGATTATGGCGAGCGATAGCCGCTTCTGCTTCTGTCACTGCTTGAGACTTACTAACTGGCTGATTGATTTGACGAGCGATTGGCTCACCATACTCAGTGTTCTTCCAGTTCTCTGTTCCAGAGCCGTATGCTGGTGGCCTGTTAGCTTCAGCAGCGCGTTGCGCTTCTGCGTAAGCTGCTTGCTGTTGTCGTTGCGCGAGTGCTTGGGCGCGAAGGGCTAATGCTTTTTGATGCATTGACATTTGACGTTGTTTACCAACACCGTAACCAACACCTGCACCACCGAGTGCTGACGCCACATCCTCATATCCTCGAGCACCACCTGCGCCACTAGAAACAGCTTCGTCAGTAAACATTGCTGCGGGTTCAATATCCTCAACGTCAACGCTGAAGTTTGTTTTTGGAGCCGCTGCTGTTGTTGTATCTTTTGCCATGCCAGCGTAACCTTTCACTTTCTGTATGTGATTTGCTGCTGCGGGGCTCATTGAGCCGCCTTTAAAATAGGAGCTGTTAGGACCATCGTGAAAGGCCACAAGCGCGTCATCTATGTTGCCAGTGCGATCAAGTTGCTGTTTAAAATATCGCATACCGCCATCGATATTTTCATCTACATTTCTAGGATTGATTTTAAGATCTTTAGATGCCCTTTTACCTACCTGCAACACACCTACAGGGCCTGTCCCAGATGCTTTACTTTGATCAAAACCACTCTCTTGCATAGCCATACCCAGTGCAACATTTTCAGGCACACCATACTTACGTGCAGCGGCCACTACCTTATCAGCAATGGCACGCTGCTCTTTAGAAAGTTGATTTAAAAAATCCATTACTGATCACCTGGGAATTTAGCGTTTGGTATGTGCATTGCCTTGGCAGTACGGAAATATTGCTTACGCTCCATGTCTTTGTACTCAGGGCTGGCTTTAAACTTAGCCCAATCGTATCCAGAATTTTTCATTTGATTCCATAGCTTGTCTTTTTCCATCGCGTTCTTGGCATCACACTCGAGTGCTTTTGCTTTCATCATCAAGTTATTTGCATTCATGCGAGTTGGATCACCTACTGCCTGCTCTACGATACTACGCTCGTAGTTTGACATGGATCCCATGCCTTTATTAACAGCACGCGCAAATTCAAGGCCGATCTTAGAAATATTATTGATTACACGCTGGTAAGCTTCAAGCTTTTTAGGATCCTTACGTACTTCAGGATCAAGCTGAACGATTGCGTCTTTCAATCCAGGTATAGATACTGAGCCCAAGTTGCCGACCTGCACACCCTTGTCAGCCAAGTTCATGAGAGTTGAGAAGATGGTTGGTTTATTAAGCTTACCAAGCAAACCAGGTACTGCATTGATATCAGTCTCTAGTTGTTTACTAATGAGCGCATTAGTTGGGGCCATCTTGACATTATCAGAATGTACCGCTTGGTCCGCAGCACTTGTCTCAGCAACCTTTTTAGCTTCTTCTGTTGCTCCAGCGATTGGCACTTCTTGACGTTTTTGTTCGAGTGCGATATTCGCCTTTGCTTGTTCTTGTCGAGCAGCAAGGTCTTCTTTAGACCCTGGCTTAAAGCCAGTGGGGGCCGCAGTCGTAGTTGTCGCCGCAGGAGGAGCAACGCGAGTTGCAACTGGTGCCGGTGCCGGAGCTGTTGTAGGTGCAGGCGCAACTGGAGCAGGCGCAGATAACGCACCTGTTCTTGGAGTTGTTATCCTGTCGTAGATCGATTGCTGTGGTTGATCCGTTGAAGCAGCCGATAAAGGGCCAGGTGTTGGTACTGAGGCTGTTGGACGTGCCGCTTCCAACGGTGTGCGTTCGACTGTACCCTCTGGTGTACGAACATCATGTGGTGTAAACGCACCAGAGCCCGCCAGCTTCAGTCGCATAAAGGCTTGATAGTCCGGTGTACCTGGAGCCAAACCAGCGTCACGCGCTTCAAGTTGTGCATCAGTCAGCTTCGTTAACTGAATCAGCTGCTTAGTTGCTTCTTTACGATCCTGCCTGTACAACATCATTAACGCTGCGGCTTGATCAGAACTTAGATTCTGTGCAAACGATGCTATTTGTTGTGGTGTCGCAATCGGCCCCTCACCTTCGCTTCCAGGGGCAGCAGGAACAGCAGGAGTGGCTTTAGGGCCTTTGCCACCAAGCAATAAACCAAACTGTTCACGATCTGCCAGTTCCTGTGCACGAGCCTGAGCCAAACGCTTTTGCTCTGTATCCAACTGAGACACACCCATTTGCATGTTGAATATGTCTTGGTCACGCTCGCGTTTGATTTTGTTTTGCGCTTCAAGTCGAGACTGAAAGGATGTACCTGGAGCTTGACCAGCAACTGCCAGATTTTCAAGTAGCGCACCAAAGCCAGAACGCTCGGCCTCACGCTGCTTGATCAATTCAAGCAGACGATTGCGAACCTCCATACTATTTTCTGGTTCTAACGATACGCCTTTTGTGCCGGCGATATTCAACCCGCCTGCCTTAGGTCGCGTCTCTTTAATTACTGGTTCTTCTGCGGAATCTAAACCGCCTGCAACTGCGTCAGCCATTTATCTTTTCCTTTTAACCCGCTAAAGCATTAGGATCAACATTAACCACGTTTGGATTTTTAAACAGGTCATCATACCAACTAAAGCCTGTTTTTCCGCCAAGCACCTTAGCCAAATCTGTCGCACCAAAGCCTGCAGCCCCAGTAATTGCACCCGCTGCTTTGAGTGCGCTGAGTGCGTTATTGTACTGGCCTTGGCTAGTAACTGTCTCTTCTTCTGTAGGTAATGTCTTAGCCATCGATCCAAGGATGTCTTGGTATTTAGAAACAGCGGGTAATGCACCAGCCATCTGCCAGTTAGCCAAATTCAACCCTGCGGTGTTGTACTGCTGACCGATATTACCAATCGCCTGACCCGCTTGAATGGCTTGTGTTTGCGCATCCAGTGCAGCCTTGTTTTGCTGTTCTGCCAGTGTAGTCAACGCACCAGCACGCGCTGTGTTAGTCGCTGTCTGGCCACGCAAAGAACCGAATCCACCACTGCCGATACCTACAGCACCCTCTTTTGCTGTTATCGATGGCAACATTTGATTGAGGTTAGCGTTCTGTGCCGCAAACAAACCACCTAGTGCGGTGTTTGTGTTTGGTTGGCCCGTTGGCAGAAAGGGATTTGCATTACCTGACGCAACGCCCTGAAGGGTACCCATTGCGTTAGTAAAGTAGTTGTTCGGTCCCGACATACCGGATACAAGATCCGCACCAACAGTGGCTCCAGGGGCCGCTACAGTATTAAATGCGTTTGTTGCTGCTGTTGCGGCATTCTTTTGCGCGTCGGTATACCATGAAGGTAGCGACGTTGTTTTTGTGACTGAGGTATCAAATACATTACTCATGCTCGTTGGCCTTTCTGCATTGCCGCTGATAAATATTCTAATGGGCCTTTACTTTGCGGCGGTAAGTCCCTGGGGTTATGTGATTGTTTGTGTTTACGAATCTCGTACATAAAGTTTTCTAATACTCCGGCACCAGCCTCACTGGAGCCATTGCCTAACGCTGATACAACATCAGCGGGTATAACAAACTCGTTGTTTGCCAACATGGCAGGAACGTCATCCGATGTACCATCACCATCACCGCTAACGTACATATTACCAAGACCACCCTGTGAGTAAAACTGTGGCTCGCCAGCGGGGTGCTTTGATGCTAGTCCACCTTGAGCAAAGCTGTATGGGTCATCTGCTTGTGAATACGGTGTGTCTTGTGTTTGTGTATCAGCAGAAGAAGACGTGCTAAGTGGATCGTAGTATGTTGGAGTAATCGGTACCTGCGACGTAGGCGCTGCGGGCAACGCCATAGGCAATGGATTACTTGCAAATTGTTCTGCTGCTGTTGGTTGACTATACATAGCTTCCAATGAACCCATAGGGTCTGTTGATGTGTCTGACTCACCAAAAGATGATGTGCCTAAACCTAATAAACTAAATGGTGAAGATGAAGATCCTGACTGCTTATTTGTTTTTTGTTTTTGTGTGAACCCTGCTAATGAAAACAGCAAAGGATTTAAAAGCTTATTTTGATCACCCATTTTTGTGTAATCAAAATCAGTACCAGACGCCTGACCCGCCAATGGATCTTTCCATGTGGTATCTGGTGTTTCACCGATACCAATGTTATTTGATTGATCGGGTCCTGTGGGGCCTGTAGGGCCTGTGCCTGCTCCTACGTTCGTTCCGCCGCCAGTACCTATACCGGAACCTATACCGGAACCTGTGCCGCTACCTGTGCCTGCGCCAGTCCCACTACCTGTGCCCGTGCCCGTTCCTGTACCAACTCCACTGCCCGTACCTGCACCAGTCCCACTACCTATGCCTGTGCCGTTATTTAATCCTGTACCAAACACGGAGCCCGTGCCGGTGCCTGTACCTGTGCCGGCTCCAAATTCTACACCTGTACCATTGTTTATACCACCCGCGCCTGATCCAGATCCGCCTGATAGAACAATGTCATTGCCTAAGTATGATGTTGTCCCGCCGGAAGTAACTCCACCACCTGGTGCGCTATCGCCACCACCTCCACCACCAAAAACGCCGGAACTTGCTTTGTTAAAAGCAGATTCTTTTTCTGCTACTTTGGCATTTATGCTGTTAGATATTTTTGTTTTTAGCTCTGGAGAAACAGTGTCGAAATTAACTATTTCAAACGCGTTCTCTGGTAAGCCGTAATCTCTAAATACGTCTCTAGTTATTAACCTAAAATCATCGGGATTGGCTTGAGCATAATCTGGAACATTGGTAGCTGCACCACTACCAAACAACGATACATTTGCCGCGCCTGGCGTGCTAGTACCAGAAGAAAACAAAGACGCAAGATTGTAGCTTTCAGCGGCAGACGAAACATTACCAAGTTGGTCAACATTAGACACTTGGCCTGACGTGCCACTTCCACCACTTACTTTTCTTACATCCCAATTACCTTCGGCATCTTTAAAATAAATTGAGCCAGTTTCAATGTCTGAGTAAGTCTGACCATCTGGATTTAAAGAAAGCTTACCTTGTTCTCCTAATTCAATTTCAGATTGAATTGCTTCGTTATACCCTTTTCTCCACTTAGCAAATTCTTCTTCTGTTTCTGTGGCGTTAGGGTACAGCTTGTTTAAGCTATCAATTTTTTGTAGTGTCTGTGGTGACAGTGCCGCTAATTCAGGGCCAAACTGTCTGCCATAGTATTGATTGACTTTTTGCGCGTCCATCGCAGACGCAACAGATAGTGCATCTTGCTCACTTATGCCAGCTTCAATCGCTTTTTCATAAAATATACGCGCTTCATTGGAGAAATTTTCTTTCGCTCCAATTGTGTAATCAAGTGGAAATTCTTGTGTGGCCTGTTTTTCTGTAGTCTCAGCAGCTGTTTCTTTTTTGCCTGTTTGGCTTGCTATTTTAGACGACTCTGTAAGAATATCTGGCGCAGCGCTTAATAGTGCTGCGTTTACATCACCACCCAGCACGGCTGTTTGTGTGACCACATTAGCCACGTTACCTGCGGCACTAACGGCTGCGTTCAGTAATGCAGGGTCCGCGTTTTTAAGCGCGTTCCCAACTAAATTTTGAGCTTCTGAACCAACAAACTGACCGGCCACACTTGCCGCGATGTTTGTCGTGGCATTAGGGTCGCCCGTAGCTATAGCCGTCGCTGTTTTAGCTACACCGTTAGCTATGATGTCATTAACTTGGTTTGTGCTTAGTTTAGTGATGTCAGCTATTTGCTTAACTGTATCCGCACTAATTCCAATGTTGCTGACAATTTTTGCTGAGTTACCAGCGGAAAGCGTACTAACAGCACTTACTCCAGCGGCCTTAACTAAATCCATCGCACTCGCGTCTGGATTTATTAACTTAGTGAGCACCGCGTTAGTCGCCGCGTTAGCCGCAGCACTGACCGCTGTTGCACCAAATGCCGCACTAGCAGTGACCGCAGGCGCACCAACAGTGAACGCGGTTGGTGCCACAGCAGACGACACAACCGCATTACCAAGTGCGCCAGATACCGCGTTACCGATACCCGGTAAAACAAACGGCAACGCCATCATGACCGCAGGCATCGCACCTTGAATGAAGGTACCGAAGTCGTCAAAAGGCGTGTGCCACGTAGCGTTAAATCCTTGAACTACCTTTTGACCATTTGCATCCGTCGCTGGTACTAGTTGATCGCCTTCTCTTTTGTAGAGAGCTGACCAATGATCTACTTCTTTACCAGTAGCAGGATCGACACCTAAACCACCACGAGTGGTGACGGCGTACATCCCTTGACCTTTTTCATTGATGGCATCGTAGGCTTCTTGCTTACTCATGCCACTGATATCTACACCAGCCTGTTGTGCCGCTTTATTAAAATCACCTGTGTAGCCAACTTTACCTTTTTGAGATAAGTCTTTGTACACACCAAAAAGTGCGGCGCCGGTTAGGATGTTTGCGTTGACTGATTTAAGATTTAAACCATCAATTGAACTTGAGTATTGCGCAAGATCATCACCACGACCTTGGTTTTTAGGTATGTAGATAGAGTTGCCGTCACCAATAATTCCAGTCCTTGGAATTACATTAGTGCCCATGCGATTTAACGCAGCGTCAACTTGGTTTGCGTCTAGTGTAGGCAGCTCAACATTCTGCTTATACTGCGCCTGTAATTCGGGAAGCTTTTCATTAAAAGCTTTGATTGGATCAAAATCACCAAGCTGCGATTTAAACTGATCTTGTAGCTCGGGTATCTTTGCACCGCCAATAGCCGAGTTAACGTCTTTTAACAGCGTTTGTACAGCTTTAGCGTCGTTGATGTTTGTTACATCACCAAAGCTATCTTTAATTGTTTGAGCGTAGTTGGTGACGTTGTTGATCGCATCATTACGTTGGTCCAACAAAGGCTGGAATGAATCCACCAAGGTTTGATACTTTTGTTGCGCAGTATCAAACACACCCTGTTGTTTATTTACGGCTGTTTGTTGTGCTGCAATCGGCGCATAGGCAGCTTTTTCTGCGGCAGCCTGGGCCTTGTCTTTGTTGGCGTACGCGGTGTCTACCGCTTTGTTTGCGGCATCATACGCTCTTTGTAATGTCGCTCTGTTTTTATTGGTCGCGGCGTCTAATTTTGTCTGCGCGGTGTCTCGTGCCTTCTCAGCGGCAGTGATGGACTTTAGAGAATTTTGATAGCCTGCGTTGGTAGTTAAATACTTTTGACTGTCAAAGTCAGATTGAAGCTGCTGTAATTTTTGATTGGCCGCATCCAGTGCTTTTTGGGCGTTAGTGACCGCCGTCTGGCTGGTCTTGCTGCCTGCCTGTGCATCGGCATACTTTTTCTGCGCAGCAGTAACCGAGGCAAGAGCCTTGGTAACATCAGCAAGTTTTACTGCGGTATATGCCATAGATAAGTTCGCCTTTTCCTATACGGAATTACCCATTTTAGGGGTCCCGCGCGCCCTTAATAAGGGTTGCCGTTGACTGATGTTGTAAAGGCCCTGGCCCAGTCTCGCCAGTCTTCAAAGTCGTAAGGTGACGGTATCCCGAAGGTGTCAAATACCGCGTTCAGGGTGATCGCATTCGCCACATCGCGCCACTGGATTTCTGGTAAGAAGGGGAACTGTTGCTCACCAAAATAGTGAAGCATGCTCCCGTTCCAGTCTTCCCATGTGTTGTAGTCTGGCAGGAATTCGATCTGCACTACGGCCTCTCGTCGCCCATCTCGGCGGTGATCATGATACGACCCGCCTCGTAGTCACCATCAATTACGTTGCTGTCAAATATCAGGCTAATTAATCTGTGCTCTACGCGCATGTCAATCTTACCTGTGTCAGGCGAAAACTCATACGGCCCGTTGTACTCTACGTTTGCGGACTGAGCAAAAGGCCTGCCGACGACGGTCATAGACATGACACCCGACTGTTTAAAGTCAGGCTCGATCCTGGTTATGTGCATACGTCGGTTGGCGGTAACCATGTGGTCTTCTGCCGGCGTGCCGCCAATAAAACTGATGTCGTTTGTTTGTACGTAGGAATCAATCGCGTATTCCCTTGTTGCGGTAATCTTATTGGAACCAAATTCTTGTTCCCAAATAACGTAGCCGCCAGTGGCTTGTGACATAAGACTGCCCGTTGTAGTTGTCAAGGGTACGTTATCAACGAACGTGATTGTGGTATACCCACCAGATGTCGTGTTAGTGAATGTTGCCGCCGATATCTGGTTGATCGTAGTAAACGACGGGTTTCCATCGACGTCAAACAGCATGTACGAACCAGGGGGGTTGGTTGATATGTCACCCGACACCACCACCTGCTTGGCGTTAGTCACGGGTGACGTAGCATGCCCCGGACCATACAGCAGGGTGTACGTCTCACCAATCTCGCCTGAGAACTGCCAGTCGCACCAGATAGGACGAGGGAACAGCTCAGTCATGTATCCGCATGACCTGCGCGCACCTTCCGCTTGACCAGCGTCGTACCAAAGTTGGTCCTTGACGTTGTAGATGATGGCGTCCGTGCACTCTGTTGCCGTGCCACGGGGGTAGAAGAACCAGATCTCATTGTATCGTGGGACCTTAGTCGCCCAGACCTTCTGACGCTGTGTGAAGTTTATATTATCGAACAGGTAGTTTACGTTCTTGTCATTTGGAAGTACCTTGACGGAACCGTTATAGACATAGAATCGGTCAACACCCATCCAGAAGAACACGCCGTCCATCTCTGTAATAGCACTTGATGACATGACTGATATCTGATCCGCCACGGTGTCGTAGCGCCAATAGTAAGGCGCAGTCGAAGTAAATGACACACGAACTAATGCGTTGGTGGCCCAGAATAAACCTGAAGGTGACGCCGTACCACCACGAACTGGATAACCTTTGACAATCTTACCAGCGGCTGTATTGACATCGTTGGCGAGGGTCCCGTTCCAGTCACTAAACGTCTGTGAGCGTGTGGAGATGGTTGTGAAGTCTACGTTGTTGTTTGTGATCTGTCCGTAGTTGCTGTAGACAAAAACGAATGGATGCAAGACCACCACACCACCACTCGCGTTGACTGGTTGGTACGTTGGTTGCGATCCTGTTGAATCCATGACCTGGGTCAACACGTATCGGTTGACTGTTGGGTCAGGCAAGAAGTCGCCTGCATAAAGCGACGACAATTCGCCCGAGTCGATGTTCTGTAAGTTCTTACCTGGGTGAGCTAACAGCTTTGAGTTACCACCACCAGCGGAATCAAACGCAATGTCAAACTGCCAGAGGTATTCTGAGTTTGCAGTCAGGCCATTGGGGTTGTATACCTCCATCGTCGTCTGACTTGCAGGCACAGAGGGCATCCCCGTGACGTTGGTCAAGTGCACCGTTGTCCTATTAGTGCCAGAGTTATACATCGAGGCAGTTGAAGAGACCGTGTAGTTAGTTCGAACACGACTAGTGTTGTACGCCCAGAAAGTAAAACCAGTGACGAAGAGTGACGTGTAGTCACCCACAACCGAAATAGTGGCAGCCCCTGTGTTTACAGCCGTCACCACGTACGTCGTGTTAAATTCGACGGTAAACGGACCCACACCAACACCTTGGTCGTTACCCGTGTTAAATACCTCGATACCTGTACTGTTACCTGTAAAGATGTAGTTTACACCGTTCTGTGGGTTGGTTATGATGCCTCGAGGTATACCAGTGGGGCTCGCAAACATCTGACGGTAGCCACCGATTTTCTTTGCGCGGCCACGTTGAAACCTTGCCCATAAGCCGTCACTATATTCATCGCTCTCAAATTGCGTGCCGTCTCTTTTAATACCCGGCTTGACAAAAAGCGTGAATATCTTTGAAGTATCTTGGCTTGCGTCTGCCATTTAGAACGACCCGCCTGCGATTAAGTTTGCCTGCACTCGACCCACAAAGGTAGACAAAAAGTTACCCGTGCCGCCTGTAGTATCAAGCGTCAAAATGTTTACACCACCCGCTGAGAACGCCAACTGTGATGGGTTGGCTAAGTACATACCCGTTGTGCTGTCGGATAAAAATGAGTAGGCTGGTGCCGCCACAGTTCCGTCTGCAACAGTTTGCTGTCCTGTAGAAGACTGGTTTAACGGGTAAAGAAAGTTACCATCACTCAACATAATAACTTGACTTGCATTAGTCAGTGCAATTGGAGCCTG